AGCAGTGTCATTTAAATTAAGTGTATATTTTAACTAGGTAAAATATATAAATGAATATTATAATTTTAAACGATAATATGACTATAACTAATCCATCAGACGATATGGTACAGATAATATCTTCTGAGTTAACTTATACAGATAAAGCAAAACAGTATCAAGTACGTCGCATGACCAATAATCCTTGGCAGAGAAACTCGCCACTATTGAAAAAATTGCAGCAAGAAGTAGATGGCAAGCTATATACCGTAAATAACGAAGAGTATGTGGTTCCATCCGCTCTCTTTGAATACCTTAAAGAGATACACCCAGAAGTCTTTTTAAACGCATCAATCGATGATAGAAGAACAGAATCCAACGTAAAGATAGCATTACCATGGGCTAATAAGCCATTTGATCCTAGGCCGTATCAAGAAGAAGCAATAGACTTAATGATGTCAAATCATAGAGGCGTGATCAATCTTGCAACTGGATTAGGAAAGACTTTGATAGCAACTCATTTTATAAAGCGCTATAAGAGACAAGCACTAGTAGTGTGCCCAACTGATTCAGTTGCAAGACAGTTTTATGATCTATTTGTCCATACATTTGGAAAACAGAAAGTGGGGTTTTATGGAGGCGGAAAGAAGAAAATATGCGACATTACGGTTGGTATCGCTGCTTCTATCACTAGAAATATTGAAGAATTCAGAAACGCAAATCTTGGAGTGGTTATATTCGACGAAACACATCACACCCCAGCTTCAACCTTCTTTGATATCTCTAAAGGTTTGGCTGGATGCGGAAAAATTTTTGGATTAACTGCGACTGATTATAGATCAGACGGCAAAGACATAATGATAAATGCCGGATGCGGGAGAGTTCTAATTCGTAGGGATATAAAGTGGGGAGTTGAGAATGGTTTTCTCGCAGAACCTTACTTTATTGTAAGAGAAGTTGATACAGGCGGCAAAGACTTTAAAGATGATAAGCTTAAATCATATAAAGAGCATGTGCTCAACAACAGCGTAATGAAATCAAGAATAGAGAACGACGCTCGCCAGATGATGGCGTATGGTAAATCAGTATTGATTCTTGTAGATGAAGTAGCACACGGAAAAGAGCTATCTGAGAAGTTGGGAATACCTTTCGCAACTGGGGAAGACAAGAAGTCACAGGATTATGTAGATCAGCTTAACAAAGGTAGAGTTCCTGGCTTAGTCGGCACCTCTGGTAAGGTCGGAGAGGGAACGGATACGAAGAATGTGGATGTGTTGATACTTGCAGACTTTACTGCATCTAAGGGTCCGGTTATTCAGGCAGTTGGAAGATCTTTACGTAAGCAAGGTGAAAAGACCAAAGCGTTGATACTTGACTATGTTCCTAAAGGTTCAACTATGCTTACGAGGCACGCCTACAATAGACTCAAGTATTATAGAGAGATAACAGACAAGATAAAGGTTATAACTTTATGAAACTTAAAGTAGACAAATACACTTTTCTAGCGTCAATATATAGTTTAGTTTACTCAGAAGTCGATACGGCGTTAAAGTGCGGCACCGGATCTACGAGCTTGGAGTCGATGATCTCAAGAGCTGTGGCCCAGGGCGTTCAAACAGCTATAAAAGAGTTAATCGACGCACAGTATACCGACTCTGATTTTGAGAACGATATTGGTCTTAAGTAAAGTATAATTACTTTATGCCACTTAGTAAACAAGATCTAGCAAATATAGCCAAAGAACTAGCTACTGCAAAAGCAGAAAGCGATGCAACTAAATCCGGTCTTCAAGACATTGATACTCAAGTGGCTGAGAAAAAATCTCAAGCAGACAGAGTCTATATCCTCTACAATAGATCTCAAAATGAGATAGTTACGCCTTATGAAGTCGAACATAGATGGTTAAACGGCACCACTCATACAACGATCACTCAATCGAATATAAACGATGCAGCAATTAGAGCATCTGGAAACTTGTACTACCCTATTGGGTGGTTTAATGGTAACGCAAAGATAGCCGATAATTCAAATGGAAATCCAACTTCAATAAGCTCAAATAGTGAGTACGGATGTGTTAACGACTCTTTAGAAAATAAAGGGTTAGTTGCTACTATAGGTTTACTTATTAACGGACAATCATCTTCAGTCAGTGATGACACACTCAATGCATCATACTCTCCTGGAAGTTCGACTATTGAAGTTACTTCTGGTGGTCAGACTAATGGTCAACTGCTATATATATCTGGTAGTGGCACTAGTGCTTTAGTGCGTATAACTAGTGTCACTGGGACTGAATTAGGTATATCAGAGATTATAGCCCCTGCCAATACCATAAACTCCGGCGGTCAAGTCATCCAGAATATTCCTGGATTCAGTAATGTAGTTAGACAGACTATGATATCTTCATCATATCAAAGAATATTAAATGGCCTAACTGCAAATATAAACTCCACTGCTGAGCTATGGAATACAGCTCTTACCAATCAATTGACTCAATTATCTATTAACTTAGATCAACCGGCTGAAATAATAACTGCAAAAGTAAATGTGCAGTCAGCATTAAGCGCCTATGCTACGTGGAATGCTTTTCCAGCGTCTGGTTTGACAGGTAGATTTACAGATACAAGTATTGCAACTTTAACTTCGGCATACTCTACAAGAAGTGGACAGATTACCGCTAGATCGTCTCAGATCTTAAATAACTTAGGTTCTATTACACAGAACGCCAATGGTGATTATTCTGGCACTGGACAATACTTGCAGCGCTTTAAGTGCTTGAATTTTCTAATAAATAGTGCTAATGGGCCTTTGCATCAAGTTCACGTACTCGAGCAAGCAAAATCAGCACAAACTGGCAAGATATCAACAAATGCTGACAAGCTTCAAACATATAGTAATGTCGTCAGATACGCCTCTATCTCTTCAAGACCTGAAGCTCAAAATACAGTTAAATTAGACAATGCTAGCCAATTCTCGGTGCTAGATAATGTGCTAATGACTGGAGACAATTTGCCTGCATTAGAAGTACAGATAACTGCCATAAATGGCACATTAGTGACTTTTAATAAGAATATACCAGCTGAGTTTACAAAAGATAGTAAGTCAGGTATCATTAAATCAGTTTAAACTCAGGTATAATTAAGTCTATGAGAAAGGTATCAAAAGCCGGAATAGACTTAATAAAGAGCTTCGAGGGACTGTCTCTCAAACCATATCTTTGTCCAGCAAAGATACCTACAATTGGCTATGGTAGTATCGAATATCCAGACGGCAAAAAAGTCTCTATGAAAGATGCTTCGATAACAGAGGCACAAGCTGAACAATATCTAGAACACGAAATAAATAAGAAAGCATCAGAGATAGAGAAGATGGTAAAAGTGCAGCTCAATGATAATGAGTTTGCTGCATTGACATCTTTTGCCTATAATGTAGGAACTGGTGCTCTTAAGGGATCTACCTTATTAAGGTTGCTTAACTCTAACGCAGACAGAATGGCAGTAGCTGATCAACTTCTTAGGTGGAATAAGGCTGGTGGAAAAGAGTTACCAGGTCTTACTCGCAGACGTCAAGCTGAAAGATCACTATTTCTTCAACCAGATGAATCGATGCTTCCTCAAGGGCCATCTGAGGAAGAGATACAGGACAAGTTAAAGTCTATAGAAGACGATATCTTGAAAAAGTAATGAAGCTTCTAATTGGCGAATCCTTCATTAAGATACACCCTCCGTTACATCTCTTCCCCGGAATCAGAGATATTCCGAGTGGATGGTTAACACTTGAGATTCAGTACACTAATCAAGAGTATTATTCTTACACTACTAGCACGTGCGATAGACACACATTGTGGGCTCAGATAGGTGATGATGTCTACAGCATCGATGTGTCTTTAAGCAGACATCATGCTTACAGCGGTCTAAGCAATTTTAGATACAATTATAGATTACGCGTAGATCAACTAATGATGCTTAATTTAGCTTGTAAACTTCTATCCCTTTAAAATAAATTCTCGCGCTTCTTGCTCGCACGTCTTCGACGTGCGAAGTGTGCGCGAAGCGCACACGTAAGCTTAGTCTAAGCTTAGGTAAAATTCTTCTAGAGATAGATTAGCAGGGGGTGGGCTTATTCTAAGCTTTATTTTACCCGCGACAAG